CGTCGCGTACAGAAACCTCATCTGTGCTTTGCTCTTGAACGGCATCTTCTTCTTTTTTTGTTAAGTCAACTTTTATTACTTCATTGACTTCATTAAATTTCTTAGGTACCTTTTTCTTAATTTTAAAAGTACCTTCTTGTTTTACTTCTTCTGACATAATAAAATATAATTATATAATTAAAAATTACCTTGGAGCAAATTGTTCTAATCCAAATCCATCTAGATTATCAAAACCTGCTGACTCAAAGTTTTTTGGTAAAGTATCGTTTTTTCTCTGCTCTATTAATTGAGATTCTTGAGTACCTTGTATTTTAACTCGGTTATCTTTTCTATCTTCTATTTCCTTTTCTTTAACCGTTTGTGCAGTTGCTTGCGCTCTTGCTAATTGTATATTGTATTCAAATTCTTGAGCCATAAGTTGTCTTTTTATTTCAGCTTCCTGCTCCATCCTTTGTATTTCGAAATCTGATTTAGCTTTTTCTAATTGTACTTTAGTTTCTGCTAAAGCTTGTTGTTTTTGTACTTCAGCTAAAGCAGCTGCTTCACTAGCTTTTGCGTTAGCTTGTGCTTGTGCTTCAATGTTTTGTCTTGCTGCTTGTTGATCTCTTTCAGTTTTTTGTTTTCTTTTAATTTTTAAAAGTTGATTAGCTAACTTAATATTTTTAATTTCTCTTACATCTATAGCATCTTCTAAATCAATGCCGCCTGCTTGTAACGCAACTTGTATATTTTGTTCTAACTTACTTTTTTCTTCTGCATCAGGTTCAAGTTCTAAAAATATTCCAAAATCATGCAAACCTATTTTTTCTATTTCTTCTAATGTTTTTACATTAAAATTACTAATACTATTTAATAAAGCTTCTTTAGTTAGTGGAAATTGTAAAGAATCGTTAACTCTTAAACTTATATTTTCTGCAGTCCGTATTGTAATATACATTAACGATTTTAAAACATGTCTTGTTGCTGTGTTAGAATTAGCAGCGGCAAGTTTTTGTAAACCTACTAATGCATTTTTATCTGGTGAACTTCCATCTACAGCTTCATTAAGACCTGTGGTATCTCTTATCATTTGTAAATAGTATTGATAAGTTTGAATTAAAGCCTGTATTTTGTTTAAACCACTAGATGATTGTAACTCTTGTATTGGTACTTTTCCTCTATTTAACTCTCCATCTTGTGTTAAAGATCTGCCAACAATACTACCTGTTTGAAAATACATGTTTAATGCTTCAGCAGGATTATAATTAGTACCATTACCTAAATCAACTTCCGCAAGTCCATCCATATCTAGATAAACACCATCAGGTACAAGTCTAGATAAAACTTGTTGAAGTTTTAAATGAGTTAACTGTATCATATCAGCAAAACTTGTAACTCTATTAACTAAAGAATCTATCCTACCTTTATATATTCTTGGCGCTGAAATAGTATAATTCATATTAACTTTAGTTACATCACCAAAAGGCCTTGTCATATTTTCAGATAATTTCCAATCAATTATTTTACTCATACCCAAAACTTTAGCACCGGTATATAATACTTCTATGCTTCTAGCTGCTCTATCAAAATTATCATTTTCTGGAGGATTAAACGTATCATCTTTTTCAATTGTTTTTTCTAAACCTTGTTCTGTTTTTTTAATTTTAAATACTTGGTTTGTATATGTTTTGTATTCAAAAAATAAAACAGGTATAAGATTATAATCGTCTTGGCCAGCATAGTTTCTAACGTAGTTAACATAACCTGAGGGTCCTTTATATTTTTGTATTTCTTTTAAATCTTCATCAGTTAATTGTGGAAATTGTCTTTTAACTTCAGCTATAGTAAGATTTTTAACTTCACCTACATAATAAATATCGTTAAAGTTAGGATCTTCTGTGTATGAATAAACTAAAGAAGCAGGATCAACATAGTCTACAGTTATACCTTGAGAAAGATTAAAATTAGTTTTAGCACATGAAATACCTAATACAGCTAAGTCGTAAGCTAATCTCCTTTTAATTTCATCATATTTGTTTGAAGAAAAAACATTTTCAATTAACTCTTCTTCTGCTATTTCAACACTTTGTTTATAATTAAGTTGAGTGTACAACTCTAATTCTTCTTCATTATCTGGCAATTTTTCAGGATCTGGTGATGCATAAAGGTTTTGACCCATAAGTTGATTAAGTTGCTCAATTACCTCTTTATTTCTCATATCGCGTAAAGCATCAAAAACAAATTGTGTTCTTTGCTTTAATGCAAAAGGATCTGTAGCAAATGATTTTATTTCGTAACCTTTATCTGTCATACCGTTGACTATAATGTCAACAAATTTAGGAAGTATTGGAACTATTTTCCAATCTAAATTTAAATAAGACAGATCACCGTTTATAGATAACTCGTCTTTATATTTTTTTATTGGTTGTTCTCCTCTAGCGTATAATCTTAATCTATGAAAATTTTGGAAATTCTGAAGATATCTTTCTCCAGAATAATCTTGATTGAACCATTCATTTTCTATTGCTTGTGCAACTTTAAGCCCATACTCATAACTGTTCTTTACAGCGTCTGGTACTACCTGATCCGGAAACGAACTGTTATAATTTGTATATATCATTTATCTACATTAATTTAGAAATAACTCCTTTGTTATCGTATTTACCTATATTCAAATTTACAGGTTTATATTGTTTTTTTGCTATAGGAGTGTATTTATTTTTATTACACGCCATTATAGCTAATCCAGAACTTATTGATGCATCATGTTTTGTTCTGTTATTCAAATTAAATTTTGACCAGTCATTTAAGGTTCTAGTAAACAACATGTTTCCATATGTACCTTCTTTAAAACCTATATTTTGATCTATATAAGATTCAATTGCAGCAGCATGTGCTTGTTTCATATCTTCACTAGAATTAGGTATGCCGCCAATTTCCCTTTCAGTTATTGATAATTTATTTTTTAATTTATCAGGTCTATTCATAGAATAACCTCTATAACCTCTTCTTTTAAGATAATATAATAATCTTGGTTTATTATTTTCAGCAAGTAAAGGCATTCCATAAAAAACTAATGACATTAAAACATCTTCAAAAAATATCTCAGTGTTATCAGGTCTTGAAATATATTCTAAAAAAAACATATTAACTGGTGCATCTTCCATACTGAACTTTGTTAAACCATGTAAGGAACCTT